AAACGTTGCTTGGATTAGCACCTTTAACACCTTGGTCTTGATAGTAGCCGTACTCTTCCATTTCGAAGTAAATACCGATTGAGTTCGGGAAGGCTTTTGCTTCGCCTTTAATTGAGTCGTATAGTTTTTTGGAAGCGTTCTTTCCAGTTGTCGTTAAATTCTTTTTAGCTTGACTAACAACGTGCTTTATAAATCTATCTAAAGTTTCTTGCCTGTTATCCATCGCAAACCGTCATTTCGTTGCCTATCAAATAATCAAAAGTCATCGTCCAACCTGCTAAGTTATTTTCGAACCGCTCAATAAATGGTTCACAAGTTGGGTTACCGTCAATGATTCCTAAATTTAAAAAGTAGTCGCCACGAGTTAGTTTTTCGTAAACACGATTTAACATTGTTATTTGTGTGTTTAAAACGTCTTGCTCATTATCGTTACCTACAAAGATGTCAGTTGTTTCGTCTTTTGATATATCCACTACGTCCATTGCAATAATAGAAATATTATAACGAATAACATTACTTTCAAACGTTGCGTTATTTACAATGATATGAGCCAACGGGAATATAGTTTGTTTAGCTAAGTCGATTCTAAAAATATCCCCTTGCGTAACCGTGTTTACTAAGTCAGTTGCTTCTAACTCAGATTTAATAATGTTTAAAATTCCGTAATAACTCATAATCCTTTTTTAAATTGTCTATTTAATTCACGTTGCTCAATTTCGATTTTTTGCTTTTCGAAAGTAAGGAAGGTAAGTGCTGTTGTAAGTCGAAGTCGGGTAACTTCTTCAAACTTTGTGACGTCTCCTTTAGCTGCTGCATATATGCTTTGATACCAACCCCATTGTTTACTAAATTGAGTTCTTTCGCTAAAGTCGTTGTCATTTCCTTGCTCGTCAGTATCTCCGTCTCCAAATAAGACAGGGTAGCCCCTAACAACTCGTTCTCTAAATTGTAAAAAAAAACCTTTGCTGCTAAGGCTATATCTAAACTAACGTTTTCCATTATTTCGGAATAGTTAGCAGAACTTTCGTAAGGCTCAATTTTATATTTGTCTCCGTGTTTTTCTACTATAGGCCTATACATAACAGCCATTGCCTTGTGAAACGTTCCTATATCGCTTATATTAGCCTCAAGGTCTATATATTCACCCCAACTCATATTCTCTAAGTTCGGAATAAACCCAAATTCAGTATCTAATACTTTAAAACGGTTTTTAAATTCGCTTTTTTGTTGGAACATCGTAGCAAAATGCTGGCTCAATACTTCGATTTCTTTAAACTGAATTTTAACTACGTCTTTTAATTCAATACCGCAAAAACATTGTATCATTTTCTCAGCTAAAAAAACTTCGTCATTCGTGTTTTTGGCAATAGCTAAAAATTTTTGATAGTGCTTTAAAGGTATCTCACTAAGTTTTGTTGGAACGATTAATTCTAACTTCATATTATTTAAACGTTTTATTATGTTTCTTGTAGTACACGGCAATTGCATACGCTTCGCCTAACATCATTAAATGCTTTCTTATGCTTTGAGCGTCGTTAAAAACTATCTTTACACGTTTACCCGTTCGAATATACACATAATGCTCAACTTCCTGGGTCATTATCGGTGTGTCGTCTGTCATTAACGTAAATTATATGTGCCGTAATTTCTTTTTAATCCTAAAGTTTCCATTTCGTGGTATCTCAGCGCATCTATAGCATGGTTATTATTGTCAATAGGTTTGTTTAATCGTGTTCCTGCTTTATCTACGTCCCAACAATAAGCCCTAAGTTCTTTGATTAAATTAACGCTGTTTGCCGTTATTAAATATTCTTGTTGTTGCATAACATCGATTCCGTAATTAATTGAATCTTTGCCTTTTGTAACACCTTTAATTGTTATTCCGTAGCGTCTTATCTCGTCAATGCTTTTAGGTTCGGAACTATCAGCGTAAACAGGTACGTGTTTTGGAAGTCTTTTAGCTATATCGCTGTTTAACATTCCTGTTTGGTAAACTAATTCATTTAATATCCGTGTTCCGTTATAATTGTAAATTTCTATTGCAGAAGTAGGGTCGTTCGTGTAACCAAAGTCTAATCCAATACCAATTAACTTAGCTTCTTTTGGTAGTACGTCTATTTGTTTCCAGTTACTAAATATAACGCCTTCTAACATTCCTATTTCACCTAATCCGTAGACACGCCACCAGTTAGCCCAATATGCGCTTGTTTCGGCTTTTAAACGGTTCTTTTCTATTTGTTGAACAATACTATTGTCTAAGGCTTCGTTGTCTTTATACGTCAAAATTAAGAAGTCGCTATCAGGTTCGTCTTTTAGTTCTTTGTGTACCCAAAATTCGCTGGTGGGGTTGAAGTCTAAATAAATAAATTTTTTTGTACGGATATTAAGCTGCTGAAAGCTCTCAAAGTTAACATTATTACATTCGTTTATAAATAAAATATCACGCCTTGCACCCCTTAATTTGTCGGGTTGGTCTGCGCTAAAGAATTCAATGTAACTACCTTTAGTAAATCGGTAAGTAAGGTTTGATTGATTAAAATTACTTTCGTTAAAATTACCTATCCAACGCATTATTTTTATGAAGTCTTTTAATGCACCCCGTTTAATATGTGGTATTGATTCCGATACTACAGATATTTCACTATTTGGGTTGTCAATAGCGTACTGAATTAAAAAAATAAGTATTGTAAACGTTTTTGAACTTGACGTGCCGCCTTGAATTATCCTAACCCTTTTTCTTAATTGTGCTATTTTCTTTTGCGCTGTTGTTTTAGTCAACATCTAAATCCAGTTTATTAAATATAGGCTTTTCAGCTTCTTCTGTTACGGTGTGATTCATAGCAAGTTTACGTAATTCTTCAGGCGAAGCAATTAGTTTCATTAAAGCCATTTGTAAAGCTGGAGCGTTTGACTTGTACCATTTAGAACGCATTGATACTTTTAATTCAGTTCTATTTTGATTTAATAATTCTTTTAGCTCCTCCGATTTTTCCATTTCCCAAGCGTAAAATGTACTTGAAGAAATAGGTAAGTAAGCTATAATATCGTCAAAGAAAAACAATCGGTGTTTAACAATCATTTCTTTTGCTTGTTCGTATATCTTTTGTTTGTCGTATGCCATTGTGATTTATTTTAATTCAACTCCGTTCTTCTTAATAACTAAACTTGGGTCTAATTTTTTCATACGGTCAATTATTACTTGACAATATTTCGGGTCTAATTCCATTCCGTAACATTTGCGTTTAAGTTGGTGTGCTGCTACCATTGTTGAACCACTACCTAAAAATAAATCTAAAACATTCATTCCTTCTTTACTTGAATTATTTAAAGCATTTTCTATTAAAGGAATTGGTTTCATTGTTGGGTGCAAATCATTTTTTAAAGTTCTTTGAAATTGCCATATATCTTCTTGTTTATATCTTTCGCCATAAAAGTTACCGCCTTTTTGTCCATAAATAATTGGTTCGTATCTACTTTTATAATCCATATTTGACAAAGCCGCTTGATTTTTCATCCAAATAATTATATTTTTCCATTTATAACCTGCGTCAATTAAACTATTTAATAGTAAATGCAATTCGGAATAAGCAAAACATATATACCAAGCGCCATTGTTAAATAAAAATAAATTACTTAATACCGCAGACATAAAATCTTTAAAGTCATCTTCACTCAAAGAATCGTTTTCTATTTCATCGTGTTTAGTATTTGCGCCTTTATGTCCGTGAATAACAACACCATCTTTTGTTGTATTACTTATTCTTTGTCCTTGAAAAGAAACTCTATATGGCGGGTCTGTAAATACCATATCCGCTTTTTGTCCGTTCATTAATTTAGCCACTTGGTCGCTATCCGTACTATCCCCACAAAGTAAACGGTGTTCCCCTATTTCAAATAAATCCCCTAATACAATATCGGTTGTTATTTCGTTTGGTATTTCGTAGTTATCTTCTTCGGCTTCAAGTTCTTCTTGAACGCTTAAATCAACAGGCAAATCTAAACCCCAATCGTCTAACTTTTCTACGTCCCATTCATTTGCTAAACTATCCCAATCCCATTCTCCAAAACCAACGTTATCTTTAATTAAAAATTCCGCTTTTTGTTCTTCCGTCCATTCGTCTGCTATAATAACGGGTATTTCTTTAAATTTTAGCTCATTTAAGGCTTTTAAACGCATATTACCACCAAGTACGCAATATTTACCGTCCGTGTCTGTAAAAACGATTAGAGGTCGTTTATTTAGCATATCAGGAAATTCTTGTATAGACTTAACTAACTTTTGGAATTTTCCGTCTTTTATTATTCTTGGGTTCTTTGGGTTTGGTTTAACCTCGCTTATCTTTACTAATTTCATTTAATTAGGGTTGTATTTATATGTTTCAAAATCTTCTTTTGTTACTGAGTGTAATTCTAATTGCTTAATATTATAATCGATGTATAAACAATAATTTATTTCTGCTACTTTCATTACTAAACGGATTGCGTTCCAATCTCTTTTATGTAAGTCTGGGTTCATAAATACTATGTAATAATCACCTTTTAATGTTAGGCTCACTTTTTAGCTTCTTCGTAAGTTGTTGAACAAACGGCTAATCTTTGTTCCGTGTTTTCGTATTCACTTACCATTTTATCGTCAGACATACACCGTTGAATGAAGTCTTTTTTTTCTTCGTTAGGATTCGGTTGAGGTATCGGCATCGCTTTTATATTGGTTGTAAACTTTTCTTAAATCTGCTATCCTTTCTAATACGCAACTTGGGCAGCTTGTTAGTTCGTTTCTTACTTGAAAGACTCTTGAATGAATTTTAAATAGTTCTACTTGTTCAATCGGGGTTACTCTATCCGTGTTTTTGCTAAACCATTCATCTAAGTAACTAAATTCGTTTTCTTCTAAACACAAAGGTTTTTTATAAGGAAACAGTTGGTTTAACTTTGCTTTTCGCTCATCGCAGCCGCAGTCTTCTCCTAATAACCATTTCGCCACCTTAGCAATTCCTGTTACTTCTAAAAACTTTTCTACAGTATCGCCTAAACCTTCGCTTTGTTCTACAGTTACATTTAATTTTTCTGCTTCTTCATTTATTTTAGCTGCTAATATTTCAGCTTTTGTTCGTCTTTTTCTTGCCATTTTATTTTATATTAATTCATAATCTTCATTCACGTAGTCTAAATAATCTTCGTGGACGTTTTCTTTTAACCTATCCTTACAATTCTTTAACGTGCAAAATATACTACGTAAACTTATTTTAGTTGCCTTTTCCATTTCTCGCATTGTCATATTTTTATCCCTATACAAGTCGAATAACATTTTATCGTACCATTCCCAGCGTTTAGTTTCTTCATTCACACGTTTGCAAAGTTGCCAAAATGCTTCGTGTTCTTCTAAAGTATCAATATAAGCTAAGTTCATTATTTCATTTAATCCGACTTTATGAACCCTGCTTTTTTGCCTATGGAAGTCTACAAACAAAGAGCGCAAAGTTAAATAAACATAATACTTATTTACTTGCCCGT